CATTAAACTGTTCTTGGTAATTTGACTGACCTCTGTCTATTTCTTCTTTAGTTACGGTTCTATCTTTATAGATATCCTCACCAGTTCTGTCATCTCTACCATCATTATTATTATCTACAGTTCCTTTTTTCTTTTCCCCACCACCTTTTACTTTACCTTTAGATACGTAGTTTGTTATATAATCTTCTCTAGCGTTTCCTGTGTTTTGGTTGCCGCCTCCGCCGCCTCCGCCGCCTCCGCTTTTATTTCCACCGCCACTTTTACTTCCACCTGATTTAGTTGTTCCTGGTGAACCTGCTCCTGGTCCCCAACTTGCACCTCCCCCTTGAAAACCTGTTCTCATAATCCCACCACCTGCAGCCATGGTCCGTGGTTCTTGCATCATGCTTTCAATACCTTGAGGTTGAGAACTCATCTGTGCTTCAGCTGCAATCTGTTGTAAGAACTGTTGCATGGACATTGGCTCAATACCTTGTTCTTCCATTTCAAATACATACTTCTCATACTCTTCTTCTAGTTGAGCCATTTGCATTTGTTGCTCTTGTTGCGGTGATTTAGGTCCTTCATTACCTGAGTAGGTAATTTCTGGTGCGCCTGTATCTAGTGATTCTAATCCTGTTTTCATATAATTTTTTAAGTTAGTTTTAAAAGCAGGAATTTAACCTGGAGGTTTCTAACATTACTTGTTTTTGTCAAGTAAATCAAGTCTATGTTGTAACTATTCTAGGTCTAATTTCTAGAGCAGACAATACAACATGTAATCTATTAGCCGTTGCTGCAGTTACTTTTATAATCTCACTCTCCTTAACCACAAGCGGTGCAGACAGTAGTTCCGTGGTCCCACTGGCCGAGATTGCTTTAACGTGGAAAAGACTAAACACAGCACTATCGGCATCTGTAATAGTGACTGTTATAGTGTCTCCACTGCCTGAATCTTCAGACACTATTATAGATTTTATAATAGCAGTTGTAGCTGTGGGTACAGTGTATAAAGTTGTAGCTGAGGTAGATGTTAAATCTACTTTTTTATTTGTAAATGTATTAGCCAAAGAAATATGTCTCCGCTTCTGCTTCGTCTTTTAAATCTTGTTGAAAAGATGTATTTAATTTTTGTACTATACTATCAATATCTCTAACAAATGATTGTTGTATTTGTTGATCATATTCCTCTAGTGGTTGTGTTAATGATTGTACAATCCTAGCCATTATCTTCTTCCATCCGGTTGTATATCTAATCTAAATGTTCCAAGTTTCCAGTGTTGTCCAGTACCTGTATTATCAACCTTTAACGATATAGCTCTTGCTCTGGCACGAGTGTCTATTTTAGTTGTACTTGTAGTAACTTCAAAAGGTCCAAGAGACGAGCTTGCCTGTGAATCTGTTGGATAATTTTTTAAGTTTAATGTCACTCTTGCATCTCCAGTTTGTTGTAAGAAATCTGGAAGCACTCTTCTAACTTTCATTATGTGTTCGCCATCTCCTCTTAAATCTGCTCCACCCTGTCCTGCTGATATATCAAAATCACCAGATTCTATACTTGCAGCAATAGTTGAAGCTGCTCCTCCTTTTATTTGATTAACTCCTGTTTCGTGTTCAAAGTAAGTAGTAACACCGTCAGTGTTGCCAACGGTTGAATCACTTGTTGCACTTGAATCATATTCTGTTGCATGGGGTTTACCAAATATATGTGAATCAGACCACGTAGATCTAGAAAGTGAACTTGTAGTCCATACAGGTCGCTCTGGTGTTGAATCCATAAAGTTATAAGTAACCGATCTATTGTTAGATGCAGCACCACTTCCAGGATAAAACCAAGTTACTTCACCAAATAAATTATTTAATCCTGCATAGATATGTTGTCTTGGAACTGTATTAATATCATCATAAACATAGTCTTCAACTAAACATGCTAGTGAATCTAGTTTACCCGTGTATCTAAAGAAACCATTTTCTGACATCCAGTATGCAGAACCATCTACTTCAACAGCTGCATTCTTTCCAATCAATCCACAATTAGTCCCCACTTGTTGAAATGAAAATACGAAAGGCGCACCAACAAATCTCATAATAAATAAAGAGGTATCGGTCCATACATAAATTGCATCCCGACCTCTAATCGCTGCAACAATCCGTGTTCCATCAGCCAGTCTTTGTGTACCAGCGGTATTGGTTGCGGAAGGTGCCCAAGAAGTTGTAGCATTAATTGATTCTTGATCTGACCATCTAATATACATATCATCTTGTGTTGATGCTGTACCAATTGTAGTTTCTGTTCCAAAAGCAATTAAGTGTCTGTCTGGAGTTGATACTAAAGTTTGTAATGATGCAGTAGGACAGTTAGCAACAATCGTTGCTCTAGTAGAAGTTGCTCCCGTTGCATCTGAATCCCATTCAAAAGTTGCACCATCAAAGATAGTTGCAATTAATTTATTGCCAAAATTATCCAAAGACCAAAGTCCTGGAGCCGTTACAATATCACCTGTTTGTGATGCACCCCACTTGGTATAATCCGATGCATCATAAACTGTTGCGCCATCAGAGTGTGAGGCAGCAGTTGTACTGTCTGATCCTCTTGTTAATCCTGTTAAAGTATCTGTTCCTGTAGTGTTCGTTGTATAAGCAATTCTTTCATTATCTATTAAAACTGTTCCTGTTGCAGGCATAGAACCTGAGTCGGATAAAACTATACTAGTTGAACCTGAAGTTAATGCGCCATTTAAAGTTGCCGTAATCTCTCCAGCAACAGTACCTCCCCATAAACCTAAACCCCAACCAGCAGCTGATGCTTCAACCGCAGGTCCTATTGAATAAAAATGTTTAACTCTTACTCCACCAGAAGTACTGGCTCCTGATCCAGATTCAACGGATCCCATTTCAACAGTAATCGTTGTTGAAGTTGGAACGGATGTAACCATAAAATTAGTATCATCAAAATCATCGGAATCAAAATTAGAGTTTGTTGCGGATGAAAAATTATCACAACGGATAATATCATACTTAGTAATATTATGATCAGATGCAAAAGTGATTGTAACTGTAGCGTCGCTTTGCGTTGTTGTAAAAGCGCTAGTTAAAGTTGTTGTAGCTTTAATAGGAGTAATATCATAAAATGCTCCTCCTGAATATACATATAAAAATCTGTTAGTACCAATTGCTGCATATTTAATACCACTTGCATTAACAAAATGATGGAGTGCTGTATTTCTACCTGTTAAAGTATTATCTCCTAATTGGGCCCAACCACCTATTTTTTCAGGTGAGCCATATCTAAATCTAACATAATCACCACTAACCCATTGACCCTCGCCACCCGTTGATGTGACTTGTTTATTGAAACCTGGTTGTATGTTAATTTTTTGTAGCATATAAAAAACCTAATAATAAGGCAGGAGATGGTGTGGTGGAATCTCCCGCCATATTATTATATATAATATTATTTAGGTATTTTAAAGCTTTTAAACCAAGCAGGCAACCCTAAAAAAGGTCTTTTATCATATTGATTTTCTTTAGCTTTTTTAGACGATGATTTATTGTAATGTAAAAATACTTGTGCACAGTCTTTACCTGTAAATTCTTCTCGCCAATGTTCTAGTTCGCAACCAGAATATATAAGCATATCTCCAGGGTCAAGGTCAACTTTAATACCAGCTCGACCTTGTTTTCCTGTTGGGTCTAGGTAAATTGACCATGGGTCACCACCTAGATTTAATGTTGTTGATATCTCACAAGAGTATCTATCTTTGTGTCTTGCAAGAACATCTCCTTTTTTATAAATTCTAGCGTATGCATATGTAGGAGATAATTTTAAATTTGTATGTTTTTCCATTACAGGTTTAACTTGTTCTAATAAAGTCTCCATTGCTATATCACTATAATGTGAATAAGTATTTGGTACTTGTTCATCATTCCATATACCAAAGTATTCTGTAAAAGGTGATATGTATTTTTGATCAAATAAAAACTTTGCAACTTTTCTTTTTTTTAAAAAATAATCAAAAGCAAAACCTGCTAATTCTTTACTAATAGCTCCTTTTAAAACGCTATATTTATTTCTTTGGAACACCGATTTTTTTAATGACATTTTTACCTTTCAATTGCATTTTAGATTTTATAAAATTATCTATAAAATTTGGTTTATTTTTTAATGGACTAGATTCTAATATAGTTTTAATAAAAGCTTTTTTCATATCCTTATTTTGCATTTAAAACTACCTTTGGTATCGCTTGACAATTCCAGTGTATAAATCTAAATGGCTCATAACCCATATCTACTATGTATTGATGAGGTAAGTATGATGGAAAAAACATTGTTCTTCCTGGTTGTACTTTATAATTTATCTGACTAGATGCATACGTTACTTTTGTCTTATCTTTCTCTGGTAAAAGATTCATAATATTACCAGGGCGTGGATCTTCAAACAATGGCATAGATGTTTTTTCAGAACATTTTAAAAAATAGAATCCAGATATATGTCCATTCCAATGTGTATGTAATGTGTGGTGTCCTCCACCTTTTTTAGGAAATTCTTGTACCCACATCTCTGTAATAAACAATTGATAATTAGTCATATCAAAACCCATTTCAATTAATAAGTTATGTGCTGTTGCGCCTATATAATCTTGTAATTGTTTAAAGTTAGGATCACCAATTAATGATGTCGAATGAAATACATGTCCCATATCTCCTTTGTTACCAAACTTTTTATTTCGTTTATCTATATCTTTTTTTAAATTTTTCTTTGCTGCTTCTATGTAAGGGTCGGATGCCTTATTTAAATCCTCTACAAATTTAGGCTGGTCACCATACCATATAGGAGAAAGAAATAAATCTTCTCTTTGTAATTGTTTTGGATATCCATCTGCACTACCACATGATATCTCGTCTAATTTTTTCCTTGTTTTTTTCTTTTTCATATTTTTTCTATTTATATGGCCATCCTAAATTCCAAATAACCAAACTGTTTCTTTCTCCTCTTTTCACTGGACATACTCTATGCCACACAAAACCAGGAAATACAACTAAAGATCCTTTGGGTAATATTTCTTTACATTTAACAACATTTCTTTTTTTGTCAGGGTCCATGTTTCTAAAATCAAATTCTAATTCACCTCCACTATATTCTTTTGGATCTGATAGTGTAACTGTTACAGATAGTTTTCTTATTTTACCATGAGAAGGATCTCCTTGTTGTCTTTGATAAGGTTGATCCCAACCATCACAATGCCAATCATAAAACTGACCTTTTGTATATTTTGTAAATTGACAAGACTCAGAAAAATCCCATTGAAAATTCCAACCTGCATTTGCATTTGCTTGATTAACATATGGTTGTATCTCTTTATATATCCATCTATCATTCATCCAAACAATATCTGAATTTCTTTTCTTTTTTAAATCTTTGATTTGTTTTTGATTTAATTTTTGATTACCATATCCACCAGTCACTGCCATTTGATCTTGCAGTTGTTTTCCGTATTTAGAAATATCATCACAGATACGCTCTGGAATTGCTGATTTAAAATACCAATAATAGTTTGTAAGGTTCATATGTCTTTATGAAGTTTTTATAACATAGATTAAGAAATAGTCAATAATTAAAGTTAAGCCATCCTGTTACAATATATTTATCATATTGTTTAGTAATTTGTCCTCTATGTGTATGAGTCCAATCTGTAGGCCATATTAAAGTAAGACCTTTTTTTGCAGGAGCGGTGATTTTTTGATAATAAAAATCAGTGCCTCCTTTTGGAACATTATTAAGATATGTCATAAATACGAGTGATCTTGTTGTATTAAATAATCCAGCTCTTTCAAAATGCCAGGTTTTATAACCCGCTGATTTTTTATAATATTGAATTTTTAAATCTTCTTTTATTGATGAGGTATTTATTTTTTTAACAAATTTAAATTTATTTTGATATTTTTTTAATGCTTTGTTTAACTGTAAACCATAATCTTGTGCAAGTTTTTTATTTGATAGTAATGATAAATCTAAACTATCTTTCATTTTTTTATTTACGTGATTTCTGTTTGTGTTTAAAGTTACAGTGCCTGAAGAAGCATATTTTATATTATTATCAAAATATAATTTAATTTTATCACATAGGTCAGTATCAATATAATAACCACCAATAAATGTCTCCACCCCAAACATATGTTCTTTCATTTTAAATATATTTTAATTAAATACTAAAGTCCCCGAAACTGTAAAAGTTGCAACTTTAGAACTACTAGGACCACACACAAGTGTATTTGTTCCAGGTGTTACACCACATATATGAGGTGCACATGCACTAGGAATTTTAATCATAATTCTTCCTGAACCCCCTGCTCCTCCTAAAGAAGAAAAAGGTTCTCCTGTTCTTTGACCACCACCGCCACCACCAGTATTTACTATTCCAGGTCCAGCTGGGGGAGCAGCACTATCAGGACTGTTAACTCCATTTCCACCACCTCCTGATCCTCCATTTGATT